AGCAGCCGCAAGGCGTAAGAGTTTTTGTGCTAGAATGAAAGGCATGAAAAAGAAGCTGACTAGCAAAAAGACAGCGCGTGATCCAAACAGTCGTATCAACAAAGCATTAAGGAAGTGGGATTGTTAAATGCCATACGGAAAAGGTACATACGGTTCTAAGGTGGGTAGACCGCCTAAAGCTAAGAAGCCAATGAAAAAAGGGGCAAAGAAAAAGGGGAAATAACTCCCCCCTTTTTTATATTAAGTAATCACCACCATTATAGAAGTATTCAGCAAGTTCATTTATCAAATGTTCTTCTGTCCATACCCCTTGTGGCTCTTTGCCATCAGGCATAATCCTGTCATTGCCGTATGGGTAGATAGGTTCTAGCCCATGTTCTTCTGCAATCCTGATTATACCCCAGCCCACGCGAATCAGCAGTTCATAATAGAACTTAGCTTGTTCCCTGCTGCGCTTTCTGTTCAGCTTCTCGCCAAACTTTGTGGAAACAATCATCTTCACGCATTTCGAAGCACAGTATTTGTTGTGCGCCATTTACTGTCCAGCCCCCACTGAGGGCTGGATGTATTTTGTTGCAGTATTCGCAAGTGACAGTGTGCGTAGAAGTTACTGTCTTTGACTTTGACTTTCGCTTCTTTCGAGAAAACATTACGCAAAGTCTTTGCCATGATTAAACTCCACTAGCACATGGCGTGGGATGAGCCATGTACGCCCAACTCTTTCGGCCTTGATATGACCATCTTTGAGCCAGCGATACATGGTGTTCATCTTAGCCTTGTCAGATTTACCAAACAGTATTTCACACGCTTCACTCGCTGTGTAAAATATCTTAGCCTCAGAATGGGATGTCTGTATCATCTAACTGCTGCCCTTCTGCTGGCTTGGTAGCTGGCTGGTGACGCTGATTGATAGCTTGACCAACAGGCTTCAGACCGCCTTGCGAAATGTTGTCTGCAATATTGTCATGCGATTCATAGTCACGCACCTCTGCGATGTTGATGCCAAGAGAGCCATCGTCATTGGTAAAGACTTGCACAGAGTAACGTGCATTTGCCCGTAAATGGATATCTGCTGGCGCACCATCCTTAAATGGCTTCCAATTACTGTTGCCATACGCAGACTTGGCGTTGCCATCTGTGTTTGCAAAACAACGGATTGATGTAACTTTTTCAAACTTCTTAGCCATTGATATCTCCTTGTGGCTTTAATTGTGTATTGCGTAGCACAATACGTTCACGAATCATTTGGTGCATTTCAGGATAGTTTTGTTTGGCTATCTCCATGTTTTCTTTTACCCAACCACTTTGCACCCAATCTAGGAAGTCTTTGTGTGTCTTGAGGTTAGGCAGCTTGACATTACATTCTGCCATAAACTCTTGCACCCTGCGCTTTTCAGGGCTGTCAGGATACTCTGGCTTGGCCTCTGGCTGTGGTGCTGGCACTGGTGCAGGGCTGGCTTTTGCCTCAGTCTTACGTCCTACGCCATCCATTTCATTAGCAGACGCATACTCACCGCCAGCTAAACCAAGAGATGCCAACGCCCTGCCTACAGCCGAAGTCTCTGCATTTTCTAGCGCAGAAGTTTGATTGACATGGCCTTGACCTCGTATTTCCTCTGCCATACCAGACCCAACCTGGATACCTGATGAGTTAATGATGGTAGCCTTTATAACTACACGCTGTCCATCATCCACCAGCACCTGTGTATCCACGCCATAGTCAGTGCCGAAGTGACGCCTGAAGGCTTCCATTCGATGCACAACTTGCGTGTACATCTTGCCGCCTCTTTGCTTTACGCCATGTGATTTATTTAAATCATTCACAGCGTCCATACATTTATTAAGATCGCTCATTACGTTGCTCCATCCCATCAGCGATTAAGTTAACTGCAACTGTAAAGGCTCTGACTTGATCTGCCATCTGCTTTTCCAGTTCTTCTATGCGGTCACGCATTTCATCAATGTGCTGCCACAGGTTCATTTCTTCATCAGTCATCTTTTGCCTCATTTATCTTATCAAGTTTTCTTTTCAAATCTGAATTGAACTGTTGCACAAACGCGCTGGTCACAGCCGTAACCTTCTTTTTATCTTCATCATCTTCTTCATAAAGACCTTCATCATAGCCGAAAGACATACCATGCTCATTAGCAACAGATATTAACCTAGCCATAAGCAAGCACATTCTTGACCAATCAAGCATTTCGTCAACAGTTGGCCCATCTTCAAACTTTTCAGTGTTGTCCCAAAAGTGTTTCATTGCCCAATCTGTCAACAAACTAAACTCTTTCTCTGTCAAAGACATCTCAATCATTTTCATTTGCTTGCTCCCTGTAAAAATCCTTATGCCACATTACAAACTGTTGCCTACCTGATGAGGCTTTCTGTTTGCGTTCATCAACACAGATGATACCTTTTTCTTTTAACTGCTTGTATCTCGCAGTGATTGTGCTATATCTCAGATGCGGCAGGGCATCTACCACTTGGTCAGATATTGCGCCTGTCGCACCAAATTCCCTGATGATGGATGCCACCACTGCTTCCATCTCTGACACGCCCAGAGATTCAGCAGCTTCCTTGCTAGTCTCTGGGTCTGTCTTTCGGTACAGCTTGTAGGCTGGTGTTTCAAATAAATCGTCCATTAGCGTATTCTCCATACCTTGATACATTCTTTGCCGTTGCTCATAACAGAGCGAGTGATGCAGTCTGCATCCCATTTCTTTAGTAGACTTGCCACCCTTGCGGCTTCCCTTCTATTAGGGCAGATAACATAGTCATTAACTTTGATGCCCATTGCTATCTCACGCACTTCATTTGGCGTTGGTCTTTGAGTTGGGTAGTCGTGTTGCCTACCTTCTCTAACGCCTTTTAAGTATCCCCAAAGTGTATCGAACATTTATTTATCCTTCCCATACTTAGCTTGATATAAACTCATAACACGCACATATAACTGCATTTGATCTGCCACTGCTGGATAGTTGCTTATTTTGATGCCACCATCTTCACTGGTTTGATAATCCTCATTTTGTGTGTGTGTTAAAGAACGCTTTATTGCAAACAAGATTGTCATCATTTCATTAGGGTTTAATCGCATTTGCACTGGTTTGGGTTGTCTACCACCTCTTGCCATTAGTCTCTCCAAAGTTGTCTTGCTAGTTCAAGGATTGTTGGCCCATGCCTTCTGCTAATCTCGTTGAAGTCTGGTTGAACGAGGCCAGCTAGCGTGTGCCAGTTGCCATTGCCAGCGCGTATCAGGTTTTGTGTTATCTTCCATGAACGCACTGCGTCATTGTAAGCACGTTCCAGAGATGCTTCTGTGAGTGCTTCACAATTCTGTGAATTGGCTATGTGATAGCCAGATGCGGTAACGAATAGCAGTGAAGGGGCTTGCCCTGTTGCCTTCCAATATACCGCTTGTTGTACTGTTTGTTGCCAAGTAGGTTCTGTCTTGGGCTTTGGTATGCGCCACGTTCTAGTGCCATCCTTCTTAGGTGGGTTACGCATAGCCAGTGAGCATTTAAGGTCAGCTTGTATGCCGCCAGCACTATAATCCTGATACAGCATGACAGGCACATCAAGGCCATCTACCTTGTGCCAACGCTGGAACTCACCTTCTATTAAGTTTGATTGTGCAAAACATTCTTTGACTGCGGCTATCGCCTGACCAATCATCTCTGGGATATGTTCGCGGAACGCATCAAATTCTTCTGCATCCTTTCCATCATCCCATGTGCGCGGCTTGTATTCATCATACTTTGCAAGCGCAGAGCGTACCGCCTCTGCCATCGGCACTGGCTCTTGTGAGCCAATGTTCTCATCATAATCTGCCAAACCTAGTGCTAGGTCTGCGCCATGCTGGACACATATACCAGCCCAGGGTCTAGCTGCCATTGGGAAACGCATATTATGGTGACGCACCCACAGCTTTAGGATCATTTCATCCTTTGTAGTGGTAGCACCTGATGCACTATCATGCTTGTAGCCCATGTCTTTGAAGATATCTGGTATTGTCATTTCCTGTTCCCAATCGTGGTTCGTTCCATCTTTATACACAATTAATTGACAAGAAGGCAACAGTCAAGTAACTTTTTTATATGAAGTTAAAATATTATCTAAGAACAAACAGGATCAATCAAGCGCAGTTCGCAAAGCAATGCGGATTGTCTACGGCTACTATTTCACGCATCATTAGTGGTGAGAGACAGCCTAGCTTGAAAGTTATGCAGATAATCTTCAAGGCTAGCAATGGAAAGGTAACAGCAAATGACTTCTTTACAGATTGATTGCTTTAAATGCAAAGGCAAGGGCTGGGTCTACATACCAAGCCCATACGATCCAGAAGGCGGTGATGTAGTGTCTGATGAGTGCTGGGATTGTAAAGGTACAGGCAAAGAGCCTGTCAAAGATGAAGAAACACTGGAGCAGATAAACAATGCAGGGGCAATCAAATGAGAAGAAGTTTCCTATCATCTGTAGGTACAGCCATAAAGATCAACCTGTTCCTGATGGCTGGGAATTTGGCCTTTGTGGCGGTCATCATGGCTATAATGGGTATGGTATTTTGACTAGACAAAAAGATGATTTCTATCCTACACCGCCAGAAGCTGTAGAAGCCCTTATAAAAGCTGAGAGGCTACCAAAGGATATATGGGAGTGTGCTTGCGGTGATGGGGCTATCAGCAAGCCTCTAATCGCCAGCAATCGTAATGTTATATCTACAGACCTAAATGATTATGGCTATGGCAAGTCAGGCGTGGACTTTCTCATGGAGTTTAAGCCACTTGCGCCAGCAGTTGTTACCAACCCACCTTACAAGCTAGCCAATGAGTTTATCATTAAATGTATGGATATGAAGCTGCCATACTTTGCAATGCTTCTGCGCCTAGCCTTTCTGGAAGGCAAGCAACGTAGGCAAGAGATATATAACAGGCAACCGCCAGCAAGGGTTCATGTCTTTTCTGAGCGTTTGACTATGTGGCGTGGTGATCAAGAGCAGCCAGAAGGATCGTCAGGCTTTATAGCATTTGCGTGGTTTGTATGGGAGCAGGGCAAGACAGATACAAGATTGGATTGGATATAATGGGCAAGAAAAGTAGAGACAAGGGAGCAAGTTTTGAAAGATGGCTCTGCAATGAGATAGACCAGCACTTAGGATTCAAGCCAAAGCGCAATCTCTCTCAATATCAAACCAAAGGGCAGTCAGATATTATAATCCCTGGCTTTGCCATAGAGTGTAAAGCCTATGCCAAAGGCTATGTGCATAAAAAGGATTGGTGGGTGCAAGCCTGTGAACAAGCTGGGGATTTAGAGCCTGTGCTTGTGTATAAGTATGACTATCAAGAGCCAAGAGCCGTCATTTCTCTGTCAGTAATCAGCCCAGACTATGACTATACAGACATGATTTGCACCATCTCTCTGCCAGATTTGTTTTATATTATTCGTGAAAAACTTGCTGAACAGGGGCTAGGCAAGTAAAAAAAAATATGATATTTAGAATTTTCTAAGCATAGCCATGCGGCATTTACTGCATTGCTCTGCAACATACTTTTCTTTTTATATATACAAAAAAACAATGCTCTGCATTTCTGCAAAGCATTGCTGTACTGCCATGTGGCATTGCTTAGTTATACTTACCCTGATTGCCTCGCTTCATAGAGGCTCTTATTGTTTTAGGGCTAAGAGATGTGCCTGTATTCCTACGCTGCTCTGTTTGATACTTCCAGAAATAAAAGACCTTTTCTCTGCTAGTCGCTAGCATTTCTTGAAACTGTTTAACTGTCATTTCTCTGCACCTCTCTCTCTATCTGGTTAATAAGCGCAATAGTTTCTGCACTGGTAAAGGCACTGGCCTTTCGCCTGATTCATAGTAAGATATAGCCCTACTCGATACGCCTAGCATTTCTGCCATTTCTCTGATCGTAATGTTGAGCCTAGATCTTTCTGCGCGGAATTGTTCTGGTGTTATTTGCTTAGTCATGTTATGCCTTTCTAGCGGTCTTGATCCACCGCTTGCTAGTCGGAAAGGGTAGCTAGGAATCCAACGCCTAGCTGCCCTTTCTCTTTTAGACTGCACGTTTTTCTGCCAATGCGGTTATGTTTGTTACTGATACGGCTAAATAAGTTTTGCCAGTTTGATCAGTGATATATGACAAGCCTATAAGATCGCCTGTTTGCGCCTTTCTCTTTAAGCTGGATATGCTGATCCGTTTATCGCCCCTTGTCTTGGCG